AGCATGCACACATTCCATTGTCTGGCACGCACAATGTCGAGCTTTTCGATGGTGTCGGGATTTATGCCGAAGTCAAGCACAGACATGAATTCCATGTCACCCATAGCTCCGGTAACTCTGATTGTGGGTTGGCCCTCGTCAATTTGGCGGTTTATGTTTTCGGCAGTCAGTCGCAAGTTCTCAGGGTATGCGAGCACGCGCGTCTTGCGCGCATTCTGTGAATTGATCTCTAATGTACGATCGAAGTTAGCTAACCGGTTCGCATAGATCATGACAATATCGACGTCGGGCATACGCATGTAGTTAGCCCAAATGGGTACAACATCTTTCGCGCCCATAGGCGGGTGATAATAGTTATTACCCACGACCATAAAACCGGTAGGGTCATTCTGGAAGTTGAGGTAATTCTGTCCACTACCTTTCAGTGCAAGATAACCGTAACGCTCGTCATCAAAGAAAACCGCGAGAGCTTGATCGAACAGTGTCATTTCCAAGAATCGCGGATTCACTGATTCAGGTAGTCCTGTCCATTTGAACCTATTCATTGCAAGCTCTGAGAGAACACGGATATACATATTCTCAATCATGGCCTCACGTGTAACGGCCGGATTGAACTTATAGTCTCCGCCGTTTAGATGGCGAGAATAGATATCGTCTGCCCCACCCCCGCGTTTGTTTCTGCTCATAGTGTGATGCCTCCTAGTGGCGTGTTATCGGCGGTATCGGTTACGCCGATATAGTTAGGGTTAGACCAGACAGTCACACCCTTTTCAAAGATACCGCGAATTATTTGTTTGAAACTCTCTGGCATTGTAGCTGACTGGAAATAGGTTTCCGTAAGCTTCCAATACGTGAACTTAGACATGACTTTCAACTCTGCCATCATGGCAAAACGCCTAACAGAATAGCCATACCTTAGCCAATACTCACAGACAACGCTCATTGCGGCATGATCAATCATCTTCCAACGCGCCGACACCATCACATTATTGTTAATAAAGTTGAAAGCGTCACCGCCAACTTGGCCGGACGTTGTGGGTTGAATGAGTTGCGCGTCACGAACCTTAGCATTGATACCGGCAATTTGATTTGCATAATCGCCGCGTGCAGACCAGTCAGCTAGACCCTTGTTAGTGTCCCGCATGTAGCCCATATTCTGTTGCTGCGCAGAGTTACCTCCGAGTGCTGCACCTTGTCTAACGGCTTGTTGCTTTGTGGAGGCGTCGATATCCATCATTGCGCCCATACCGCGCGTGATACCGCTTGCAATGCCCCCCACACCCCCTACAATCGGTAGCGCGTTACCGTTACCACCTGCAAGTCCGCCCGCTACGTCACCTGCAATGCCGAGTAATGCGCGATTCTGTGTGAGTGAGTTAGCAATATTCGTTGAGGCCACGTCTTGATTAACGCCAATACCGGTTAACTGATTCGCAAGGTTCATAGCGGATGATGCTTGATCGTAACTTGTTTGATTCGAGCCTAGGGCTCTCTGCTGTGACCAGTCTGCCGACTGATACTGAAAGGCGATACTGTTGTGATTGGCTGCAAGATATGAAATTGCGCCATTGTTGACAATAGCTAGTGTGGGGAAGTTGTTGATGTATGTTGCAAGGTCGATATACTCACCTTTATCGTCGCCATGTGCGGGGAATCCTGCATCCGGTAAGCCGACAATTTGCGCGTCCCCATCTGAATACTGATTAAGCGCGTTGTATTTATACGGGCTGATAGCTACGCGCTGATCCGGCGGAGCGGGGTTAATGCGCTCTACTAGCAATGCATCCGGGTTATTCCACGATTCCGGCTTAAGCAGAATAGGCGTACCCGTAAGAGTCGTGATTTCAATCATCATATACGGGGATGTAAAAAGCTTCTTTAGACCCTGATAACGCGCCGGAATGTAATTGAGAATGTCCGTATTTGCACGCCAGTCTGTAAGCATCGCATAACTACGCGGTAGCCACACATACGAGGGTACAGGGGTCGGCGCGTTACCATCCGCCCATCCAATAATGCCGTAGCGCGAGATAGGCGGAATGATCGTAATAGATATAATGCCTTGTGTGACCCACGGCGCGGCCGTCATTATGGTTAGCCATGATTCAAATGAGCTAATGCTAGGCCAAAGGTACTGAGTCGCACCTGAGGGCATACCAGCGAACATGCCGCCGGTAGCAGAGCGCAACTGCGGAGCGTCCACAGTGCCAGTCTCAGCAGTCAAGTCAATCGTGCTGACAACAAGAATATTATAGGTGTCAGTTTCCCCGATAGAACTTTGAGACATAATCGCCTCATTATGCACTTTAATAACCTGCATTTCGGAACCGACGTCCAGACCCTCAGGCACGGTTAGGTAGTCGCGCCCGTAGTTATTGAATGCGTTAGTGTTCGCAATGCCAATATGGCCGCGTTCAATGTAGCACCGGCCAAACGTCCCATAGGCTCCGTACGTGCTCCACACATCAAGCTGTAGCACAACCTCAGTCGTTCCCGGCGTGAGATAGCGAACATCCGTAACGAAGTAATAGAAATTCTGAGGCGCGTCATTACCCGGGATAGGTTGTACCGGATTCTTTGCCCTGAGATAGTTGAACCGAATAGCCTTATTGAATGGTATTTCAATCCGGATAGGGTTATTAGGTTTCAGGTAAGACATTTGCGGAATATGAATTCCGACAAGCTCCGCATTATCAATGTATTGATCGAGTGTCTGCCCGGTATCCGTGGGGAACTCGACAATGTCTCTATAGTCGTTATTCCACGGAACGTTACACATTGTTACTACAGTATTGGGCGTCCATACCGCATAGTTAAAACCCTGACCAAAGTCATAGCTATTGGCTGGGTCGGTAATTTTGCTCATAAGATCCTCTTTATGATAGACGTAAAGGGCTGCACATCAAGTGTACAGCCCTTTACGTTACTACAGTGTGTTATGCGGTAAAGACAAGGTTCCAAGTCGTTACAGCACCGGTAGCGATTTCATAGCCACTCTGCGCAGTTGCAGTAATGGTAGCGTTCGCTGTGAGAGTGATGGTCTGGCCGGTAACGACCGTGGCACCATTCTTGTAATCCACACCCTCAGTTGCAGGGATGGTTACCTTATTCTTGTTAGCTCCACTCGTCGGCGCGACCGGTACAGCATCCGGCGTGACCTCGTACAGCCCGTTGTCGTTCGAGTCAATCTCGACCTCAGGGTTAGGCCACAGAATGGCCTTATCCCCGACAATGTTTGCGGTAAGCACTGTCTTGAGCGTCGGAGTGTTGTTGTCGTCCACAGCGTAGATGTTGATCGCAATGGCGGTAGCGGCCTCATCAAGAGCGATACTAACCATACCCGTTTGGCTGACATAGGTTCGTCCACTGTACGAACCTGCAAGCTCGAAACGAACTGCACTATTCGGGCCGCCCGTGGGCGTGGTAACTGCCAGAGCATCGATCGAGTAAAGCTCGCCACGTTCAAGACTCGTAACGACCGTGCCGTTACGGTCGTTGAATGCGGGCTCGCTAATGCTCGTAACGGGCGTCTCATCCACGGTAATAACGTCACCTGCTCCGGTCCAGAATAGCACTGCCGGGACAAAGCGGGATGCGCTAATGACCTGCCAGTGGTGAAGGAAATAGTTATTGTGGAGGCTAATCGGGTTCCACTGTGACGTAGTTTCGATTTTGTTATCCGCGATCATAAAGAAATCCTCAGTCGTGAGGATCGCCTGCGCGCCGGGAATGCCCCAATGCTCCTGAGGAATGACAACGGTACGACCTGAGAATTCGGCCTTATCCATGTTGAATGCGCCTGCAAGCGCTTCAACATCGATAGCGGCTTGCGCCTCTGGCGTGACGAGGAATACCAATTCCTCTTTGGATGCGAATACCGGCATACCAGATGCGTTGTAATTCGTGCTCAAGAATCCGAGAGTGGATGCCATCTGACGAACCTGACGAAGCGCGTACTTAGCGTCTTGCTCGACAGTATCCGAGTTAGCGCCGATATCGGGGACGTTGACCTTAAAGAATCCGCCATTCTTCTCATACTCGGAGAGCAGAGAAGTGGTAAGCAGAAACTCATCCCAATAGTCGCTTGTAGTCTGTGAGGACATAAGCGCTGCAATGAACTGAGAGAGTCCATTGTCGGACGATGTGAACGCCCGGTGGAGCAACGCCTCGTTGATCGTAAGAGGGTAATAGTTCTGACGATTGATTGTGTGAAAGGATGACTGCACATCTGGCCGATGCTGCCCAAAGATTTCACCCTCAAGGCCATCACGATCAGAGTTGTATACCTTAGCTTCGATAAGGCCTACCTGAATTTCTTCAATCGTGCTACCGAATTCGAGCATCCCGCGCTTGAATACTGCAAGCGGGTTTGACCAAATCTTATTGCGAACGACAATAAGACCGATCTGGTTTACCAGAGCGTCAACAAATTCGTTATACGCCGGACGATAGTCCAGAAGACGCTTAAGCGTTTCAGATACGCTCGCTTTAGTGGCGTCCGGAATACGCCGCTGATAGTCTGGTGAGGCATTCTTGCGAATCGCTGCAAGAATGTCCGTGTTACTCGTGGACTCCCTGAACGGGAGCACGGTCACGTTATTTGCCATTTCTTATTCTCCAAAGAAATCGTCAATGTCGGGGCCGTCCCCGTCATCTTCTGTTACCGGCTCAACGGGCGTTGAACCGGAGCTAACCAAAAGATCATAGTTGGCCGCTTTAGCTACTACGATTTGATTGGCCAAGTCTGCAATGAGTGCATCCTTTACGGCGTGCGAATCCGTAAGTGCCTGAATTTTCGCATTCAGGGAGTCCACGTCGGGGCCCTCAGGCTCCGTCTCCGTCTCGGTTTCCGTCTCGGTTTCCGTTTCCGGCTCCGTCTCGGTTTCCGTTTCCTCGTCTGCCATTTCTTTCACATCCTTCTGTTTGGTATATGGGGAAGGGCCGCACAACTGTGCGGCCCTCCCTTTTCTTATCGGAGCATCCGGCGAACGAAAGTTTCGGCGGCTTGCAACCCTACGCTAGCACAACCCCGATCCAACGGGCGCATTATTGGCTAGTCCGATTCGCCAACCGGTGCTCGCAATAAGTTACTTACCCTTACGGGAATTCGTGTGCGGCTCAACCTCAACGTCATAGCCTGCGCCCGTGTTACCGGCATCGAAGCTCTCGACGTCGGCGGTCTCCTGGGCCGCGTCTGCCTCCAACTCTTCTTTGGTGCGACGCGTGACAAGCTTACCGAGCTTGACGATAATGCTTGCGGTCTTGTCGTCGTTCTCCGTGATCTTTGCGAAACGTGCAGTGTATCCGGCGTCTCGTGCAGCCTCAGAGAGCAGACGCTTAGCAACGCCGACACGAGAGACAACCTGAGGGTTGCCCTCTTTGTCGCTGCGCACGCCTGCCTCAACATCGATGACGGTAGCCTTACCCTCTCCCGCTTCGATAAGTTCCGCAATGTCGGTCGTGTAAGGGTTGACCGGCTTTTCGGCGACGTAATCAATGATAGTGCCCATGATGTTTCCTACTTTCGTTTCGTTATTCTATGGTGTCCCGATAATGGAGATTGTGGGAGGGCGCATTAAGCTTGACGTTTAAACCGCTCTGCTACAGTGACGCGGCCCCTCGATGTAAGTTCTACTATACACGTTGTTATAGCTATGTCAAACCTAGAGCTTTAACTCGAACGGTATGTCTTTCAGCACGATACCGCCCGGGACAGACCGCGGATTAAGTTTTCCGTGTAACACGCGCCCGTCAACAAGGTCTGAAAATGTGAGCGAGCTTGACACGATCTCTGGCAGCCCTGCAATGCGTGCAACATACTTACAGTGCTCCCCATGCCCGTTATCGCCTGCAACGTGCTCACAAGCGTGCTCGTGACGTCTTTCAAGGTAGGCCTTAGGCCGGATGTAATATGCCGCGTCAAAGCGGTATTCGAGTTTCCATGCTCCAAGCTTGTCGGGGTGAACTTCGATAGTCTCCGGAACGTTGTCTTGCATCAAGTGCAGTGAGTCCGTGTCAGCGTAAGCAAACGTTTCATAGTTTTCTTGTGCGGCCCTGATAGTGAGGTCGCGCGCAAAAGATGTGATGAACACACCTACAGCCGTATATACGGGCGGGCGTCTTTCGTCTGCGCCTCGCACGTATCGCACGCGGCCATCATCCTCAAGTATCGGTATCTTAGAGGACACATTAGGATTAGTGGCAAATTTACCGTACAAGCTATTTAGGTGTAATTTTGCTATTTCACGTTGTCCGCCTTTACTGGCAGCTTTGATAGCTGACCACTTGTTTATATATGTGTCGAACATGCCTTTAGCAGAGTGGAAACGCCATCCACCATTGAATGCCATAATTTGAATATCATAGTGATCTTGGTACAAATCCCAATCAATATTAGTAACCATCATTGTCGTAGGTTCTTCGATAACAGTTAAATACTCAGTTGGCGCAAATACCGACGAACCTTTGATCTGAATACATGGGATGTGTTTAGGCTTAAGCTTTGCAGTAAACGTCACACTAAAGATTGTCAACGGTCGTGAGAGAGTCGGGGGTACATAGCCATCAAAATATTCAGGCACGCCATACGGTAACTCTCTATTCATCATCACTGAGGGATAGAGGCTATTCACGTCGAGCACATGGCCTGAACAAAGATTCATACCCTTGAATTTGGGGTTAAGCCATGTAAAGCCTCCCCGGTACGCTTTACGAATCTCGGCGTCGATATGGTCTGAGAGAACCGGAAATATTTTTCTGAAATACTTCTCACCGATCAGACGTTTATACTCTGCCAAAGAGTCGGACGCTACCGTAAGCTTAGTCATCCCGCTATCGAGCACTTGTCGCATAGCTTGCGAAACAATGTCGATATCCCGCCTGAGATAGTCAACCTCTTCTAGCGTAGGGATATGACCTATTGGCCTATGGGCGTGATAGTCAATCTCGCCTTTACCTTCGTCAAGTTGGAATGCCTTAGCAACATTCTTAACAGACATATGTATTTTCTTATACGAGTCGCGGAACTCGACCGTGTGACCGTTGCCCCATTTGACCGTAATAGAATAGAACATGCCCATATTGCTAATGAGTGACGTAAACTCATTGTGAGAAGGTGACTTAGCTGTGGTGTGCTCGAAACCATTTTTAAGTAGCCAATCGATGATAAAATGCCCATCGAATTTCAGGTTATGAAAGTAGCACGTTATATTGTGCTGTGACACGCGATCAATAAATGATGCTATGTCAGTGTCATACTCGAACGTATCCGGCTCACCAACGGCCATGAGACCCCAAACCCACACCCTACAATCGTCGGGGTCGGTCGTTGTCTCGAAGTCCGCTACGTAGTCAACCCTTGACTTCTTTACTCCCGCGCGAGGTTTTCGGTTGCTTTTCTGCCCATGCGAATAGGTCGTGGATGTCACTTGTGTTATCCTCTAGCTGTTTAGCAAATTGACGCTCGTGTGTACCTCTCGCCATTTGTTGAGTAATCCAATACACAAGTGAAATCTGGTTTACATTAGAGGCGTCCTGCCAGAGAAGATCAAACTGATAATCTGTCAGTTTCTTAGCACGTTCGATGAATTCGGTATTACCAATTTCTTTCAACATTTGCGCCATTTGGCCGCGTGCCTCTTTGATCTTACCGGGGATGTAGTTACCATCAAGGCGTGACTTCTGTAGCTTGATAAACTTTTCTAAAGCCTTCTCATCTGCCATTTGAAAAGACTTGCGAGTTGTCTTAGGCATAAAATCGAATACCGCGTCACCTGCCGCGGAAATGCGATCATCATAGAACGTTGCTTTACGCTCGCCTAACGTCATTGTCCCGGCAACATCTTTGATGTGTTTACGCTCATTATCCCGGAACAGTGCCGCCTCGTTAACAGCCTGCTCTAAAGTCTTATATTCTTTCCATTTGGCCGCCGAAATAGGCGTACCCTCAACGCCTGGCACATATTGTGTTTTACGGTTTGTGAACTCATCAAGCCTAGCTGCATGGGCTATAAGCTGTTTAGCTGTATAGCGCGCGATCTTAGCAGCATTAGCGCGCGGATCAGCATGACTAAGCTTAATCGCCACGCCTTTATTCTTCTCAAGACGCCTAATCTTTGCCGCAGCGTTACGTTGCTTACGCTTAACCTCAGCGCGCAAAGCGTCAAGCTCAACCTTACGAGCTTGACGCATAGACGCCTTAACAAATATTTTACCCTCAGCGGCTTTACGTTCAGCGACTGTAAAGGGTTTTGGAGGCGTTCTCGGCTTACGAGGTTTCTTAGGCGTTGTCATGTGATACCTTTTATATTGAGAGACCAAAAGCGGGGCCGGTAACTGAATACCGGCCCCGCTAACCTGCACTAACTAAACGAGCTTGACAGTAAAGAAATGTCCCGGGCCGTTTGTCGACTTCTGCTCGATAACCTTGATATCCAGCGGGCCATCCCACTCCGACGGATCACCCATACCTGCAAGGATGTTACGCACACTCGACAACAGGCCGAGAGAGGTTCCGTGGAAAGCATTGCCCTCGTGATCGATCAAGACGACGCGCGGCTGCACGGTAACCTCACCCGTCTTCTCGTCTGCAAGCTCAACAGGCTGCACGACAATGTTCGTGAGCTTGATCGGCTTGTTGATGTGCTCCTTGATCGGGAGGCTTGACGTGAGAGCTTTGGTTACCAGCTTACGAGTGGCCGAGTCCGTACCCTTCACTGTGGAGAAGAAAGCCGCGCCAGAGTTGAGACCTTCGATAGCGTTCGCTACGTCAGTCACACTCGTGCGCGGCGCAAGCTCGATATCCGTATTTGCATCAGTCATGTTATATTCCATTCAATTAGGATGTTTGATAAGAAGTGTTGTCAGCCGCGTGATACGTATCAGTTGCCTAAACTGCGCGTTGTCCCCGCTAACACTCACAGTGCAGAATGTTCTAACTAGCTGGTCCCACAAGACAATACATAGCGACCGTGCAACACTGTGAATAACACTCACTTCGATAGGCGGAGTCTGGCCTTACAGGTGCCCGTATCTTCCTAACGGCCTCTTTAAACGTGCTTTCGCGTCCCTGTTATTCGGTTGTAAGTACACTCTAGCAGGTACACAAACCGGTTAGTCGTTAACGTATCCACAGTGTTGCTTAGAGGAAACCTACATGACTGCATAT